CCACCGGGTTCCAGCCGACGATTGCGACTACTCGCTGAGGCGGCGACCGACTTCTTCGACAAGTCGATGGAGGAACTCCGGTCGAAGTCCCGCACCAACGCCGTGGTATGGCCGAGATCGTGTTGTATGTGGATCGCCCGAGATGCTAATTACACACTCTCATTCATCGGTGACTGGTGGGATAAAAACCACGCTACAGTCTACCACGCTATCAACCTGGTGAACGATCTCCGGGAGACGAAACCGGCCTACGATAAGCAGTTCAGACGCTTTGCGCTTTTCGCAAAAAACTACATAAATAAGAGAGATAGCTACTGACCTCTCATTAACGTTAATTTGTAGAAAAAAAATAAAACTCCCGTAGCTAATCACTTAAAGCCAACGACTTAAATGCATTCAGAACGTAACTATACGAGTATACGACTATACGAGTACCGATATACGGTAAGATATAATTATATATCTCTTACGAGTATCGGTAATACGACTATCGATTATCGTATGGGGTAAGATTATGAAAGTCCTCACATCAGCGGAGACGTTTGCGCTCAAGAATCAACTTCAGGTCATCCGGGAACAGATGGCGCAGATCGAAGATCGCGGTGTTTACGATGTGGCGGGTAACACCGTCAAGCCGGGTGACCGCAAAGAGTACCGGGATCTGGTGAAGATGGAGAACCACGTTCGTCAACTCGCCGCCGGTATCGAACGACCGCTACCGCTCCGAGCGAAGAAACGTCCAGGCGTGGTGTTCCCCGAGCGAGCCAGCGACGAGCGTTGGGAGGAACTTGCTAAATTGGCGCATGAGACGTTTAAAGAGATACTGGGGTGTACTGACACCGTAAACGGAAAAGAATCGTGTGACGGTACCGTAGCGGCTCAAGAAACGTGTGACGGGGGGAGAGGTTAGGTGAACGCTTTTAGCTTTTTAGATAGATATCAAAGCCATGCACAGACTCAGGCGCAATTGGCCGCGTTCTTCGCTGATCCCGGTGAGGAGGAACTGGCAATACTCAAAGTGTGGAAGGATCACCAACGCAAACACCTGGCCGAGCGAGCGAAATCGAAGCCTCGGAAGAAGAAAGAAAAGCCAACCCGATACATTCGGTTCAACCATATGCCCGAGTGTGAGTACACCCGAGAACGACGAATCTTCGCCCCACCAGTTAATCGCCTCTCCCGAGACGCGCAACACCGCTCATGGAACGGTTACGAATGGACGATAATTTGACGATGGCAGTAACAACGAACAACCCGGCGGAACGAAAGGCCGCCATTAGGATGTTTGGGGTGGCTGGGCAACGACCATCGTCAACCCCCGACCCGACTGATCGGTGTTCGGGGGAGACTTTTAGCCAACCCAACCGGGTGCCAAGACCGCTCTCTTCAGGCGGCAATAACTTAACAACGCAGTATGCACTTCTCACCCGGAGGTTGGTGAATTTGAGATGAAGCGAACAACGAACAAACGATCATGGCAGGAATAACGACAAGCGAAACAATGGCAGGCGAGCAACCGGATCAAGTGATGATCCCGGTATTTAAGTGCAACCGAGTAGCGTGGGAGGACGGTATCGACCGGTTCTGTTTCGTCTGCCCGAAGTGCGCCAAAACGAACGTCCACTCAGCGAATGGCCCGGACAGTGACGGTCATCGAGTATCGCACTGTAAGTGCTGGGGAGTCGCTGGCTATTACCTCGAAGAATCACCCGTAACCTGTCGAGTACACTGATGGCCGGTAAACGCAAAACAACCGCAAAGAAGAAGAGCGTTCCAGTCCGCAAGAATACGGTCAGCGACGAAGTCAAAGCGTCGAGACTCGATGCACTCCGCAATGCGCCTGTTCAGATGCCGAAGAGCGTTCTCACCGCAAGAGCGGACCAGGAGAGCAAGCTTGGTACCGGTGTGAAGTGCGGTCGAAGGACGGGATATACGCCTGATCGAATCGAAGCATTGCTGAAGAACGTGCGGTCCGGGTTGCCGATTATGCGAGCGTGTGCGCTTGCCGCGATACCGCAAAGTAACTTGTATGACTGGATGAAACGATACTCCGACCTTTCGGAGTGTATCCAGCAAGCGGAGTCCGAGTACCAAGCTTTCGCACTAGGAACAGTCAACGATGGCATAGCAAACGGTGACGGTCACCTGGCCATGAAGCTACTCGGGGCACGGTTCGGCGATGAGTACGCAACCAGCAAGAAGGTCGATGTCCGTAACACGCATGTTCGCTCCTCGATCAGTGCGGATCTCCTCTCCGGGTTGCAGACTGCGCGAGTTGAAACGGATGTAGTATCCGCCGTGAATCTAATTGAAACGGAGAAAGCAGACGCATCATCCTCAAACGTCACCCAACCGTCACCCGACAATGACGATTCCGCTAAGAAAGAGGCGGGGGGCACCCCAACGACCCGGGGTACCAATCCCAACACCCCCCCCCGTCAAAAACAATCGCACACGGGGAATTCCGCCCCCCCGACAGACGCACCTTCGGACACCACCGATGATGCGGATGATGCGGTTACCGGGGGTGCAATGAGGCGAGAGGACGAACAGTCGGACACCACGGCGGACGATTCATGAAACTTAAACTATTGGCGGAAGCGGCAGCCGAGTTTTACGGAACCCCGGATCTTCGGAGTCGCGTACAACCGGACACCGGGAAGACAAAGTCAGCGCGTCATGCGTGTTGGTGGGTGGCGTGTGAGTCGATGAAACCGCGCTACAAGAAGAGCGATGTCGGTCGGTTTTGGGCGATGGATCGAACAGCGGTGTTTTATGGGTGCAAAGCGGTGAACACCCGAATAGCCGCAATCCCCGCTGAGAAGCGGCGGTTAAAAGCGTTTGTGCGGTTTGTGGCGAAGTACATCAAGAAACACAAAAGAGCGTGATGCGTCCCCACGAATTTCAGTTTCCGGTTAGCGAGTGCCCGGGCACCGTTTACGAGATGGTCAACGAGTCGCGGGTTTATTGTGTGGAGTGTGGCGAGTGGTATTTGAGCGATGAGGTCGATTACAAAGATTTGGTTGGTGAGGTGATGATCTTTCGATGCGAGAAGTGCGGTAAGCGCGGACGGTCGATGATCGAGGTGAAGAGTGTGATGCGCGAGGTGAAATAATCTTATGGCAAACGATACGAAGCAACGATTGGGCGAAATGGTGCCGGTCGAGAACACCGTTCGGAAGTTCGGCAGTGCGAACGATTACTGGGTGATTTACATCGAGGAACCGGACGGTGAGGTGGTTCCGTTGATGTTGACCTGGAACGAGTTCAAGAAACTGCGTGATCGAGCGGAGAAGAACCCGGAGGACATCCCCGAATACCGGAAACGGTTCACGCAACGATTTAGGCGATGACAGTCTACGCCAGGTGTGGGGACGATGGCCGGTGGCGGATCTGGGTACGGTCGGCGGCGGGAGAGTCGCCTGCCGGTACTCGATTGAACCGTGGTGGAATGTTTCCGTATGAGACGTTGTACGACCACCAGGACCACGCTGAAGCGACTTTGCAGGCGGGCCGGTTGCAGGAGTACATCGATGATCGAAACCGCGTCCTGATGGCGAATAGGAAGCGTAAAGAGCGATGGCAATGACTAACACGGTAGCGGAATATTACGATGACTACTCGGATGTTTATCTGGGTGAGTATGGGCCGGTCTTTCAAGCTGCGTTGTTTGCGCCTGAGCCGATGGGGCATTGCCGGGTGATGATGGAGCGCGGGATGATATTACCCGGACACAGCGTATTGGACGTAGGTTGTGGAGTGGGAGGCGTGATGTCCGGGTTAATGGCGAACGGAGTCACGGATTTGACGGGGGTAACAATCAGTCCGCGTCAGGTCGAGTTGGCGGAGTTGAGTTTGGAGTTGGCGGACTTCATGGAATGGGACGATGCTGGGCGAACGTTTGACCGGGTTATCTTGTGTGAGAGTTTCGGGTATTTCGATGAGCCGGGGAAGCTAATTGCGAAGTGCGTGGGGTTATTGAATCCGGGGGGATTGGTTTATGTGAAGGACTTATGTTCGGTGAACGATCCCGATTTGTTGCAGCAAGCGGGTTTGGCGGAACTACGGAAACTATGGAACTACGAAAACTACACGGCGGGCGAAATGAGTTGGTTGTGGGGTCAGGCGGGGATGCGACGAATTGGGGGAGATGACAACTTGTGGCGGATCTCGGACTGTTCGGCGTTCGTAAGTTTTATTAGTGGTAACAGTGAGTTGGGCAGGATGCACTTTCCTACGGTGGGGCAAGTGCCGATCAAAGCGGCGGACTTCTTATTTGCAAAATGATCGACCGACTGGAACAGCAATGCGTGGACATCGTTCTGGAGAATCATCCGGGCGATAGTTGGGTTTACACGAACGACAAGTATTCGTTCCTCGATGGGATGTTTGTGCGGGGAGGCGTGATCAAAGCGGTGGCGGAGATCAAAAGTCGGGAGTGTGTGTTGGGCTATCACCCGAGAGAGATGGTTGGTTGGAACAAACTGGAAGCTGGGCGGTGGGCGAGTAAATCGTTCCGGTGTCCGTTTTATTTATTTTCGTACCACCCGAGGAGTGAGGTGGTGGCGGGGTACAAGATTACGAATGAGGTAGGAGATTTTATTAGAAAGTTCGAGGTGAGTGATTATGGGCAAAACAAAAACAAAGACGAGCGCGAAACCAAGACAATCCGAAGA